CTTATGTTACTTATTATTCCTAATTTAGAAAGCTTAGTAATGTTTCTATTAACCTTTTTCATTACTTTCTCTAATATTTCTAAATTGTGTTTTTCTTCATCTGAATCTTTATAGTAGTCTAAGTAGTTTTCTATTAAAGTTAAGGAAGAGCTTAATTTTTCTACTGTGTATTTCATTTGGTGTGTTCTGAAAAGAATGTTCTTTATTATGTTTAACAATTTCTTAAGTTGAATATTTATATATTCATCTGTCTTAGGAAGATCTCTTTTGTAATGTTTAGTTATTAGCCAATCTTTAGAAAAGCCCATTATGCCTTCAGACTCTTCTGTTTGTTCATCTCCTCCATGCTTCCAAATTATTCTATCGGTAGATACTATCCTCATTAATCTATCTATCTTCATAGATCTTTCCGATAATACTAACATTCTAAAATAGTATTCTGCAAAACCATTCTTTAACACTTTACCGTAAGAAGCGAAGTTTATCCCACCCATTACAACTGGTATTCTAACTAAATTTTCTCCAGAAGGAAATCCATATAATTCTCTTATTCCTAATTGTGAAACATGATTAATAAATTCAAATGAATATCCAGGTAAACCATTGACTATTGATGACCATAAGCCAGTAGACGTTTTAGTTATATCTTGTTTATAACTATCCCCATATATCTTTACTGATGAAGTTATCATTTTAGACAGAGCTACTTGATGGCCTTCATTATTTATGTTATAATACTGTAACATTTCATCTGGACCAACTGCAAATTTATTTAAACTCATTCTTAAGCCTACAATTCTAGTACTTAATATAGATAAGTAGGACATTATAACAACCATTTCTCTCATGTCTACTTCTTTTCCGTCATCAAAAAATAATCTATTCTGCATTAAATTGAATTTCTTTCCAGATTCAATATATTTGATAAGGTATTCACTTGGTTTTCGGTATCTTAAAGGTTTGAACAATTTTATCCATGTTGCTATGTCATCAGAATGAGTTAAAGCTCTAAAACTATCATATATACCCATTGATTCAAACCAATACTTACAAATAACTCTAGATAATAGTGTTCCTATAGAGCCTAAGAAGTTTAATAAACCTAGAACAAATCCTCTTTCTATGGTGTACCCTTCATTTTCATCAAGTTTAAATTCTTGGAAATAGCTGTAATCTGTTTCTAAGATCTCTTCCTCAATACCTGCTATTATATTCATGTGCTTGCTTTTGAGCTTTTTGCCTGACCGGAAGTTCTTTAGCACCGCTGTTACTTCTTTGGGGAGAATCATGAACCTACCTTCAAGTTTTTCTATTAAGTTTACTCCAACACAGGCAGCTCTTTTACTTAAGATTTTATATTTGTATAAGCTTATTAAATACCTTTTTAGTGCAACCATTAAGTAAGTTTGACCAAACTTGTCCATATCTTCCATCATGACTATGGTTTCTCTTCCGTTCATATCCGAAACTTCTTGTATTTTTAAAACCTTATATTCTCCAGAAAGTGTAATCACATCAAATGGATCGTCTCTTAGTACTTTAAGCATAAATGCTTCTACTTCTCTTGCTAACATAAGACTATTTGCCATTACTATGTAAAAATCTCTCTTATCATAATTTTTCTCATTAGTTTTAAGATCCATGTGTATAACGGTCTTTTTAGGATACTTTTTGTCAAGTATGCAAGCTGTCTCAAGATAAGTTAAAGATATATTGTCTACATCAATATTCCACTTTCCAACTAAATCTTTTAAAATTCTTTTTGCCTCATTTTCTAATACTGGAATACTAACTGATTGTTTTTCAGAGTTTAAGTTTATTAATCTATCATCCTGTCTTCCTGGTGTCATATTTAACATAGCAGTAGGATTTAGTTTATCAGTCATTACTGTAGTCCCTATGTCTATAGCAGTAGATCCTTTTCTATTATTATAGTGATATTTTATAGCTTCATCTATACTACCCATGTGTCCAGTATAATACTGCCACTCATGATCTCTAAATAAGTCAATTAGAAAGTCTTTAACACTAGTATTATCACTTGGTTTCATGTATCTATTAGGGGAATTTCTCCATTTAGAATTATATTTTGCTTCTGATAAACAAGCTTTTGATAACAAAAACAATCTATCAAACCCATCAGAAGTTGGCATAAATGTTGATTTTAGGAAAATCATCATCAAAAACTCATCTATTGATGTATATTTTCTACCTAAAAGAGGATCTATCATTTCTTTCCAGGTTCTTTCTCTATATTTACCTTTACCTTCATCATGTATTGCGTAAAAATCTTTAAATCCTGAACAGAAACTTTTCACTAAGAAAGCAGCTTTTAACTTACATGTGTTAATATCGCCAAATTTTTCTTCACAAGTTTCGTTAGAAGTTAATAAAGTAGCATTGTGACATTTATATAGAAAAAATGATAAATCAGCAAATGCTCTTAAACTTCTCTGATAATTAGTGCAGAATAATATTGGTAGAAATGAATCTGCTGCTATTAAGTTATCTTGTGAGACATAAAAAGCTCTTAATGCTTTAGCCCCTAATTGTAAAGATTTACTATCAGAAACTTGGGCATAATTCTGTCTTCTTGGCATAGTTATCCAAATATCTTCTCCTATGTGAATAGCATTTTGTTCCCACCATTTAGGAGGTTCTTTTCTTTTGTATACTTCTATTATTACTCCAGATGTCATACTGTTTGGAGCTGGAGAGGTAATAACCCACTTTTTCATTATTCCATCCTTTGTTCTAACTCCAAGAGAGTCCATTCTTATTGAAGATATCTCATCACCTCTAGCACTTACATTATGCCTTTGGTTTATAAGATCATACAATTCAGCTTCTGTTCTAGTAAGTATTTCTGATTTTAATCCCTCAAGAGTTTTATGATCTTCTTTTATCTTTTCAAATAAATCATTAATTCTAGGGCAATTTTTAGGATAAGGATTCTTAATTTTATCATAATTATCATCATAGCAGTCAACTGCTATAACATCATCCATAAAACTTCTTATAGTATCTAAGTTTAATTTCCTTAAGTCCCAAGTTCTCTGATTATATTTTTCTTTTTTATTACCTATACCTAACATTTTTACCTCATCGTCATCCAATAAAACTTTTAAGTTTATTCTTAAAGTTAACTTGTGTTCATAAGGAATACTACTTATTATTTCACGATATTCTTGGATTTTGTCTAACATTCCAGTGGTTTCTCCTCCTGTCTTGGTAACTGTGTCAAATACTTCTAATATTCTGCCTAGCTCATCTAATTTCTTTATTTGCTCATTATAAATGTAAAAGAATTCTGATACCTTTAGAACAAAATTTATTAAAGTTCCTCTAATTCCTTCATATTCAGGAGATCTTTTTAATGTAAAAATAAGTTCATCCATTTCTAAATTACTAATTCCATTAAAAACGTGAGTTACCAAAGTAGTTCTTGAACTTAGAGTTCTTAAGTTCTTTCTCATATAAATTTCTTCTTCGAAATCTAATCCTCCTGTGGTCTTTGTATCATACAATTGTTCTAACTTTTTAATCATTGCTAATGGAGTAATCAGAGTGTTATTTATCCACCTTAAGCCGATATTTAAGTTAGACAAAAACTCTTTTAAGTATCCCTCTTTCTTGAAATTATCATTAGCTATAGTTCTTTCAAGAGTAAAACTAGACATGTTATCTGAACTTTTGTAACAGATAAGCTCTGATAATGCTCTTGGCAATAAATTCTCTCTTATATCAAAGTCTTCTGTTTGATGTACCTCATAATACTTATTTCTGAATAACTGCAATACAAAGTATATTATTTGTATTTGAGAATCTGTTAAACCATGTCTAGCTAGATAATTTCTTTCTATTAATATTACCCATAATAGTGCATTTTTTGACAAACAATCTAAATTAAAATTAGACATTTGTTCAGGAGTAGGTCTAGTTACCCTAGTTTTTACTTCTATTAGAGTCTTTTTTCCACCTATTTCAGTAACTAAATCAATAGATCTATTTTCTATTAAGACTTCTTTTTCAAAGTATAAAGCACAACCGTTAATTATCATGGACATGGCTATGGTTGCATAGTCATAATTTATAACCTCAAATGCTGCCCCTTTCATCACTTCCCCGTATTCTTTAACAAAAAGCTCCCATCTCAACTGCATATCAACGCTTACAGTAAACCCAGATGGTAGTTTTATATTTTTGATATTTTCAATTTTACCTCTCGTATTGAGATAAGGAATTATATCAAATCCCTCTTTATAACTCTTTTCCATAATGATGTATAATCTTTATTTCTAGTCGC